ACTACTGCTCAAAGACCTGGATTAGGTAACGGCACACTGCGTTACAACACTGATACCGCGACCTTTGAAGGTTACGCTAACGGTGCTTGGGGTTCAATTACTACGGGTACTGGTGTTACCTCAGTAGCGACTGGCACTGGTTTAACTGGTGGTCCAATTACTTCTACTGGAACAATCGCAATTGCTAACACTGCCGTCTCCGCTGGTTCATACGGTAGCGCGGGTGCTGTACCGACTTTTACAGTTAATCCTCAGGGTCAATTAACCCTCGCCGCTAACGTAAATATCAGTATTGCACCTAGCCAGATCAACGCTACAATCCCTAATACTGGATTGACAAATAGTTCAGTTACTTATAACGGTGTTACCGTAGCCCTCGGTGCTAGTGGAACGATTACTGCTACCACAACCAGTGCTCTAACAATCGGCACTGGACTGTCTGGCACTAGTTTTAACGGGTCGGCTCCAGTTACTATAGCTATTGCCACCACTGGCGTAACGGCAGGTACATACGGATCTTCATCTGTGGTTCCTGTACTTACTGTCAACACTCAAGGTCAAATCACATCAATCAGCACTCAAGCTAGTAATGCGCCTGCTTATCAAGGCACATGGAACGCTAATACCAATAGTCCTACTTTGACTTCTAGCGTGGGTACGTCTGGTTATTACTACGTTGTAACGACTGCTGGTAACACTACTTTGAACGGCGTATCAGGCTGGAACATTGGTGACTGGGCAATATTCAGTAACGGTGCATGGCAGAAAATTCCTGGCTCAACCACTGAATCATTTACAAATCTAATTACTACTAACCTACAAGTCGGCGGATTGACTGGCTTTGTTTATGCTAACAATACCACTGGATACGCTACCGCAGCTACTACTGCTCAACTTTTGTCATTACTCGGCACAACTCCAGTAGCTAACGGCGGCACAGGTTTGACTAGCTTGACTGCTGGCTCGTTAGTTTACGGAAATGGTACTTCTGCGTATAACACGCTAGCAATTGGTTCAGCCAATCAGATTTTGACCTCTACTGGAACTGCTCCGCAATGGTCTACTTTGAGTGGCGTAGCGGTTACTACGTTCAGTGGTGGTACGACGGGCTTAACACCTTCTACCGCGACTAGCGGAGCTATTACCCTAGCGGGTGTTTTAAACGCGGTTAACGGTGGTACGGGTGAAGCGGGAACTCTAACAGGTATTTTATACGGAAACGGCACTTCAGCCCACACAGTAGCTACAAATGCCCAATTACTTACTCTTCTCGGCACTTTAGGAGTGCCTAACGGCGGTACGGGTCTAACCACTTTAACATCGGGTTACATACCTTACGGTAACGGAACGAGCGCATTTGCGTCAAGTTCAAATTTGCAATTTAGCGGTTCTGCTCTTACTGTAACGGGTAGCGGAACATTCACCACTGGCGTTGGCGGTGGAAATTTTTAATTATATTGATTTGAAGCTATAATTTCACAAAGGATTTAATTATGCCACAAAGCGGATTTACACCCCTACAAATTTACTCTAGCTCGACGACCACGAATGTGCCGACGGCTGGGAATTTGACAAATAGCACTCAAGGTGCAGAGCTAGCAATCAATATTGCTGACGGTAAGCTTTTTTACAAAGATTCTAGCGGAATAGTGCAAGTTATTGGCACTAAAGGTGGTGTAGGCTCGTCTACAACCACTCAAGTCTTATATAACTCTAGTGGCTTAGTAGTAGGTAGCGCAAACCTAACATTTAACGGCACAACACTTACTACAGCTAATGATGCCTCTATTTCAGGTCTTACTGTTGGTAAGGGTAGCGGTAGTATAAATACAAATACAGCGTTGGGTTCTGCTGCATTGGGAGCTAATAGTGCAGGTGTAACAGGAACTTCAAATACAGCAGTTGGTGCTAATGCACTTTGGAACATAACAAGCGGAACAGATAATACTAGTATTGGTAAATATTCTGGAATTGGTCTTACTACAGGAAGTTCAAATAGCTCATTAGGCAGCAGCTCTTTGTATTCAAATACTACTGGCGGTTCAAATGTAGGTATTGGTGCATCAGCCCTTTATTCAAACACCACCGCATCTAACAACACCGCAGTAGGTTATCAAGCTGGGTATAGTGGAACAACCGCATTAAATGGAACATATTTAGGTTTTCAAGCTGGATATACAAATAGTACTGCTTCTTCAAATGTGTTTGTTGGGGGACAAGCTGGGTATACTTCTAACGGTTCTTATAATACTATTGTAGGTCAAGCAGCTGGGTATTCTTTAACGACTGGGACAAGTAATACATTTGTTGGTGCTAGTGGTGGTGCAAACGCTCCATGTGGATACTATGTAACAACAGGTTCTAACAACACTATTCTCGGTGCATTTTCAGGCAACCAAGGCGGTCTAGACATCCGTACAGCAAGTAACTACATTGTGTTATCTGATGGTTCTGGTAATCCTAGAGGATTTTTTAATAGTAGTGGTCAATTTTTTGTAGGAACTACAACACAACTTGTAAGTGCGGTTAGATTTGCAAATTTTTCTTCGCCAGCTTCTACTGATGCAGTTTGTGCTTCATTTAGAAATAACCCAGTAACTTCAGGAACTTACAATGTTTTGGATGTATGGGCACAAGAAACTGCAGGTAATTCAATATTTATTAACTTTTTTACAGAAACATCAGCAACTGTAAAAGGTGCTATTTCCTATAATAGAACGGCTAATTTAACTGCATATGGAACAACATCTGACAAAAGACTTAAAGAAAATATTGTTGATGCACCTTCAGCATTAGCAAAAATTAATTCTGTAAAAATTCGAAGTTTTGATTGGAAAGAAACTGACAGTCATTCAGATTTTGGAGTAATTGCACAAGAACTAATTGATGTTGCGCCTGAGTGTGTAGTACAGGGTGACAACGAACAAGAAATTAAAAAAACTTGGCAAGTAGATACTTCAGCTTTAGTACCAGCAATGATTAAAGCAATCCAAGAACTCAACGCAACAGTAGTATCCCTACAAGCACAAGTAACCGCACTCACAAAGGCATAATATGTTAGAACTAACACCTGAACAAGAAGTACAACGCAGTTATTCCGCAGCACTTGATAGCGTAAACCTACTTAACGCTGGGAAACCAACTGACATGGAAGAAACTGAGTGGCTTGATACAGTTAAGCGTAATGTAGCTCACTTGGAAATTCAAATTGCTAAAGGTGCAGAGTTTTATGGCGAGCATGATTTAACGCCATTTGAAAACGCTATTAAGTAATTAGGGCAAACCAGCAGCCCACCTTGCTGGCAAATTTTTTAGGACTTAAAAAATGGACAAACTTACTCTATCAACCGACTTAGTAAACGGTATTCTTCAATACCTCGGCTCACGCCCATTTGTAGAAGTTGCTGCATTGATTAACGGTATTCAAACCCAAGCTGCTGCTCAAGGTGCAACACCTGCCGCTCCAGCTGAACCAACTCCAGAAACCCCAGCTGCATAAGGAAACATTATGAACTTCTTGAACGAACTCGAAACACATTTAAGCTCTTTTGAGAGCAAAGCTAAAGCAGACATCGCATTGTTCATCGCATTTGTCAAAAGCAAATATAGCGAGCCTACAGCGGCTGTTGTGCCTCCTCCTGCTCCAATCGCTCCTAATGGTGAATTGACAATCGGTCAAGAAGTTCCAGCCGTTGCAGAAGCCGCACCAGTTGAAGCAGAAGTAGCACCAGAAGTTGAAGAGCCAGCTCCAGTAGAAGCCGTAGAAGAAGCACCTGCAGAAACTGAAGAGCCAGCAAAAGCAGAGTAACAAATGGAAGCCCAGACACTAATAAACTATATTGTCCTATTATGCGGAGCACTAGGCGGTTGGATTTTAAAAGTGCTCTGGGATTCTATTTATGAATTAAAAATTGCTGATTCTGCCTTAATTGATAAAGTCGCTAAAATTGAAGTAATGGTCGCGGGTAGCTACGTAACTCGAGAAGAGTTTCAAAGAACAATCTCTAGTCTGTTTTTAAAATTAGACCGTATTGAAGATAAAATTGACAATAAGGCTGATAAATGAATGATTTCTTTAAGCACTTATTGACAGGGAAAGATAATGCCACTTATGATATTGGTCGGGTTACTTGGCTTTTTGGTATTCTTGCCGTCATTGCTTTGGCTTTTTATCAAGTATTTCACACTGCTGTAAGTCTTAGAGAATTAGCTGAATCATTAGGTATCATCTCGGGTGCTGGCGGAGCAAGTGTAATGATGAAAAAAGATGCGGAGCCTCAATAATGTTTCCTCTCTCGATTGTTACCTATGTCAAAATTGTCGTGGTTAGTTTACTTCTATGCGGGTGTGCTTATGGTTATATTGAGCATTCTCGTTTTGAGGAGTATAAGTCAGAGATTAAAGCAATTGCAGAAAAACAAATCGCGCAGAATGAATCAAAAGTTAAAGAACAAGCGCTAATCAATAAAGGAATATCAAATGCATACGAGGCTAAGTTATCTGCTATTCACACTTATTATGACGGGATGCGCAACTCCAGTGGCAGTCCAATGTCCAGCCTTTCCCTCTCCTCCAGCGGAACTAATGTTAGCTCCTCCGACCTTAAACTTGATTGCGCCATTACCACGCAGCAAGTAGTAAGCCTGCAAGATTGGATTAAGGAACAGTCAGGTCTATGATTCAAAACTTTGAAAAGTCTTTAGACATGCTGCTTGAATCTGAGGGTGGATTTGTAAACAACCCAAAAGATCCAGGTGGAATGACTAACCTCGGAGTCACTGCCGCTACTTGGGCACAGTTCAAAGGGCGTGCTACAAGCGAAAAAGAAATGCGTAATCTTGACAAAGATGACGTAGCTCCGTTGTATGAGAAGAAATACTGGGACGCATGCAAGTGTGACGACCTACCTTCAGGCATCGATTACCTCATGTTTGATTTTGCGGTAAACGCTGGTCCTGGCAGGGCGATAAAGACGCTCCAAAAGGCTATCGGCGTACCTGAGGACGGTGCAATTGGTCCAGTCACACTTCAGAATATTGAAGTCATGGACAAAAATGATTTAATCACTCGATTCTCAAAAGCTAAAAAAGAGTTCTATGAATCATTACCAACCTTCCCTACGTTCGGTAAAGGTTGGCTCGCCCGCATTGACACTGTACGCGGTAATGCTAGTCGGTTATTAGGATAATATATGAGCACTCCAGCCTACGCAATGACGTATGACAATTTGACCTCTAACGTACTTCAGTACTTAGAGCGTAAAGATGCATCCGTTGTTGAGCAGATTCCTAACTTCATCATGCTCGCTGAATTTGAAATCGCGGAGATGATGAAGTCATTAGGACAGCAACAAGTTGCCGAATCCGTTATGATGGCTGGAAATCCTGTTATCCCGAAGCCTGCAAGATGGCGCAAAACAACTTCATTCAACATTACCGTAAACGGAAAGAAGCAGCCTGTTTTCCTGCGTAAGTATGAATACCTAATTAACTATGCTCCGAGTAGCACTAGCGAGAGCACTCCACTGTATTACGCTGATTATGATTATGATAATTGGCTCGTAGCACCCACCCCAGATCAAAATTATGCTTTTGAGGTATTGTATTATGAACGAATTCAACCGTTATCTTCAGAAAATCAAACAAATTGGCTTACACGCAATGCACCTAATGCTATGCTTTATGGAACACTGCTTCAGGCTATGCCGTTTCTTAAGAACGATCAGCGTGTAATCTTTCAACAAAAGTACACCGAAGCAATCACTGCATTGACCAATGAAGATAAATTACGTATCGCCGATAGACAAGCTATTGCTCAGGACTCTTAATCATGGAATACACCTCACCTTTTACAGGCGCGACAATCTCCCCTTCTCAAGTCGGGTACATTGACCTTACCATTTCTGCCAATACGTATTTAGAATGGCCAATCAACGGTAATGACACTGTTGACGTAGCTGCGAATATTATTGAAGTAACTGCGGCTACTGTCGGCTTAGACTTGATTATGCCACCTGCGGCGCAAGTCTCAGTAGGTCAAGCGGTAATCATTCGTAACATTGGTTCAAACCCTTTTACTGTTACTGACAATGGCGGTGATACACTGCTTTCAGTAAACTCTGGAGTAGCTTTTTACCTTTATTTGACTGACAATTCAACTATTAACGGAACTTGGTCTAACGTCACATTCGGCGCGGGAACTTCAGCTGCCGATGCCGCTACCCTCGCGGGTTACGGTTTGACCGCGATTGGTCCTACTTTGAATCAGTCTTACTCAGTTACTAATTACTACGCTAGTTCAGCTTTAACTGCTACGGCTCGTGCCCAATTTGCAGTATGGCAAGGTGGTGCGGGAACTTTAACTCTACCTTCTGCCTCAAGCGTAGGTGCGAATTGGTTCTGCATGTTCCGTAACAACGGTTCAGGTATCCTTACCATTGCCCCAGTCGGTTCTGACACTATTGACGGTAACGTGAGCGACCAATTACAAATTACTGAGTCTTTTGTAGTAGTTTCTAACGGTAGCGGATGGAATACATTTGGATACGGTCAGGCTACTCAATTTGCTTTTACTCAATTATCCGTTGTGGTCACTGGTGGAACTTTAACCGAGACTGCCTCTCAAGCATCTAACCTCATTCAAGAGTTCACTGGCACTTTAACTTCAAATCAAATCATCATTGTTCCCCCTACGGTTCAACTGTATACTGTAACTAATAACACTTTAGGTTCATTTAGTTTTACAGTTAAGACTTCAGCCATAGGTGCAGCGGTCGTAAATGTGCCTCAAGGGACGTCATTGCTTTTAATTTGTGACGGAACCAATGTATATAACGCTGCCTCTGGTTCATCTAGTTCTATTACGTCATTAACTCTCGGTAATGGGTCTCTTTCTACTCCATCTCTCAAGTTCACTGGCGATGCTAATACTGGTTTATATTTACCCGCGTCTAGTAACCTCAGTGTTGTGGTTGCCAATGCGCTCGCTGCTACTTTTAGTTCAACAGGTTTAGCTGTACCTAACGGAATTGGTGGAGGTAGCTTTTGACCACTGACGTATATAACCTATCGGTAGCTCCTGGGATTCAAAGAGACGGAACTCTCTTTGATGCTCCCTGCTACGTTGATGGCGTATGGGTGCGCTTTCAGCGCGGTCGCCCTCGTAAGATCTGGGGTTACAAAGGTATATTTCTGAATGCTCCTGGTGTCACTCGTGGGATGATTATGCAATCACAAAACGGAGAAAACTACGTTTATGGCGGATATTCTGATTCACTGCAGTATTGGCAGACTGACAATGATGACGGAGTAGGTTCAGGACCTTATCCAATTGGTTTCTACGGTTCAATTGCAACTTCCACAATAGCCAATCAAGGTAGTGCCTACACTAATGGCACTTACACCAATGTGGCTTTAACTGGCGGTTCAGGCACAGGAGCTCTTGCTAATATCACTGTTTCAAGTAATAAAGTAACTTCGGTCACAATCGCCTATGCGGGATCTGGTTATTTGTCTACTGACATATTGAGCGCGGCTCCTTCATCAATCGGAGGAACAGGTTCAGGATTTCAACTCGGTATTACCGTATTGAGCGCATTTACCGCGAATAGCAATAATCTTTGGCAATTTGATATTTCTTATGATTCAAGCGGCTCTGGTGAATTGACAATCATTGCTCATCCAGGACAAAACTTAGAAGATATTGACAGCACTGTAAATACTCCTGTTTTGTACGGAGCATTTCCTGGTGGAGGAATGTCTAAAGTTGGAGTGTTTACTGCAACTGGAACAGCCTCCAGCACGACTATTTCCATACCTAGTGAAAATTTTCTAATCGCAGTCGGTCAAACAGTAACTGGGCTCGGAATAGCTGCTAACACAGTCGTAACTGCGGTTG